TTAAAGCGCCAGCTTCGAGTTCAGCATCGCCACCTGATCGCTGTTCATCTCTTCAATCCATTTAGCATAGATTTCGTACACCATCTGCGCATTTTCGTGCCCCATCTGACTGGCAATAAAAGACGGGTTAGCGCCTGCTGATAATAACCAGCACGCGAAAGTGTGCCGTGTATGGTACGGATTGCGGCGACGAATACCAGCACGTTTTACAGCAGAGTTCCAGCGAGCGCCAATACTGCTCAGAGAGTAGTACGGTTTCTGGACACCTTTCCTTACCCTGGGCACGAAAACAAAATGCACATTCTGCTTTTCAGTCAGCCCATATTCACGATGGTGATAGGTGATCTCCGTTTTGGGAAACAGCGCAGTCAGTTCACTCTGTGCTTTAAGAGCTTCGATTGCAGGCGTAAGCAAGGTCACTTTCCGGATCCCTGCATCAGTTTTAGGCGGGACAAACATTCCCAGTGCATTCAGGTTTCGCCGGACATGCACGGTGCCGTTCACCAGATCGACATCTTCCCAGGTAAGCGCGGCCAGCTCTCCATGCCTCAGCCCGGAGAAGATGGCAAATTGCCACATATTTCCTTTTTGCTCATGGTTGGCTGCCATCAGTTGATCGAACTCTGCCCGGGTCAAAGGGTCAGGTTTGGGCCTGCTCTTCTGTAGTTTCTTTATGCCCGAATATGCCTTTTCTGTGGTGAATCCTGACCGGTGAGCGAATCTCAAAAGAGAACAGAGCAGGGAGATATAGTTATCGACGGTTCTTACGCTGCGACCGATCTTATTGGGGCGAATATGTACGGCATACATTGTCTGCCCCTCAAGCAACTCCGTTCGATAGCGCAGTACGTCATTGTGCTTTATCTCACGAATTAGAGTATCAGCACCGACTACGGCCACGATGGTTTTTAGCTGCGATGCCGTTTTGTGCAGGGTACTGGCGCTTAACTCGATTTTACGGTTAGTTAACCAGGTATCGACGAGTTCACCGAATAAGCGGATCTGCACGGTGCCGGAGGAAGTTTCTGCCTGCTTTGACTCAGGAAAACGGGTGCGGTAATCAAACTCTCCCAGCGAAATCTCACTGACAATGACCGTTCTTAACTGGCCTGCTTTCTTAATATTAGAAGGGGTGGGGATCCACCCCCTCAGCAGTTCACGGCAGCGCTTACCTTTATACATGAACCAGATGCGGATGCTTTGACCGCGAAGCTCCACGCCCGGTGGTAAGTCTGTCATTTATGCGTCCTGTATTAGCTGGTTAATCTTTGGGTAGTTGTACCAGGTTATCCCGCGAGATGTCTTAATGCCGGTAGGGGAATGCCGTTTAAAATGAATCCCTTCAATCCAGCATCCCTGGCGGTACTGTTCAATCTGGCGGTTATCCAGACCGGTCTTTGCCGTCAGCCTCTCTGCTACAACCCACTCTTCGGTAAAAATCACCTGTGCCATCTTTCACCTCAGGTTACCGGCATCAGTATAAAGATGCCGGGAAAGTGTTAGTGATATTTCAATATCAGGCGATCTGCCCGGGTAAGGATCGCAGGCGGCGCATGCCGGTCATCGCAGTGGCCACGTAGCTCGCTTTCCGGTTCACCACCTCCACCCAGACCTTCACTCCTTCCACCCGTACCGTGTACGTCTCTTTCATCCGGCTGCGCCCGTAGTTTCCGTACCTCTCTTGATGGGCCGCCAGGGCGATTTCGCAGGCCTGACGCGCCAGCGGTGACTGTGTGCTGCGGTTAATCAGTCGCATGGTCATCTCCTTCGATACGCTTAAACTCGATCACCCAGACCCACGGGTTGGCCTGCCAGCTGCCGTCGCCGTAAATTGACTTCCACAACCAGGAAAAAACTTCACGCGCGTCATAGCTTGCGCCATCGAAATATTGATCCCCTTGGTTAAGGCAATAGCGGCCAGTGGCGGGCAGTTTTATCAGACCTTCTCGGGCTGCATCTGCCTGGCTGATACTGTTCAGGCGTTGAACGCCAATATTGGCGATCTCCAGCAGAATGCGGCTGGCCCAGCGCGGCATGTGGATGGATGGCGTCCACTTTCCATACGGGCCATTGCCGTCGGCTGCATACAGCAGAGCTGAGCAACCAGCTGGCTCGTCATGATCAGGTACTGTGCTGAACGTCTCGCGCACCCAGATGCGATCGCCTGGCTTACCGAACGGACTATTCCAGTAGTTGCCCGCCGCCAGTTCTCCGGCCAATTCGTTTCCAGCTAACTCACAGCCCATGTTCTTATCGATTACCGGGAATTTAACCGGGCGCCGGGTCTGCGTCTTCCGGCCGTCAAGAATGGCGCGCACCATCTCACCGTTGAAAATCATTCCGCGCTCAGTCATTCCAGGCCTCCAGCTCGTTCTGAATCTCTTCGTCGATCTCGTCGGTCGTGGCTTCTTCATTGAGGAAGTCCAACGCCTCTTTTCGGTATTGCTCACGACGTTCGCCGTACCAGGCGGAGAACTCTGGCGACCATCCGCCTCTGTTACACTGATAATCAACAAGCGCGTTATCTTCGGCCATGCGTTCAACCATGCAGTCGGCAGTAATCAGGCCGCACTCTCGGATGTATCCGCGCAGATGGTGCTTGCGCCACCACGGACTCACCTTCGAATCGCAAAGGCCTTTAAACTCAACTTCCCAGCGGCGGATACAGCGTGCGTTTAGTGATTTGCTCATCTCATTACCGGGAGGGCGAACCCTCCCGCCTCCCTTAGGCCACGTATTCCGGTTTCATATCTGCCAGGGTGATGCTGAACTTATCGTGCAGCTCGTCGCCCAGATGACGTTTTGCCGACGCCAGCACTCGTTCAGCTTCCTCGAAGCGCTCGGCACTATCCGGTTCGCCCGGCTGAGGCAGGGAGTTAATCGCCGCCTCAACTCTGTTATGCGCATCCACAAAGTGGTAACGCTTCACAGCCTTGCTCTTCAGCTCGGTGTACAGAGATGAACCCAGGGCATTTTTAGCGCTTTCAATATCGGCCCGAACTGCTTTAGCGTTATCTACGTCCTGCGCTGCCTCAATCCGATCCCGGAACTCATCGGCCATAGCGTCAATGTTTGCCGCCGATTCCTGCGCGCTGTGGGTAGTTGTTACAGTGTCACCGGAGATATCCGCCAGGCTGACTTTCTGAGTGGGCGCGGGGTTAATCTCCTTCTCTTGGCGATCCTCAAGCTCGTCAGGGGTATATACTCCAAGAATTACGTCAGGGCAGAACAGTCGCGCCCAGCGCTTCACTGCCAGATATGCGAGCTGTTGGCGCGGATCATCAGCCCATAGCGTTGAATTACGGGTGCGTGCCTGTGCTAACAGCAAATCCAGTTCGCGCGGCTGGTCTTCACCTTTCAGCGTTGCGCGGATAACGATGCCAATTCCAGCTTCGTCAGCCATCGTCCACCCTGGTACGCGATACTCTCCTTTATCCCCTTTGCGGATATTGAATTTCCCAATGATTTTTTCCCATGGCCCGTACCATTCATATTCAAAGCGGTTGGCCAGCACGCCGCTGCGAGAAATTACCGCATTAACTAATTGAGCTTCGTATCCGAGAACACCATTGATCAGGTGGGTTTTCTGCGCCACTGCAAAGGGATTCATCTGCCATTGGGCGGCCTGCATCGCAACAGCCATGCAGTCGGCCTGATTGCCCTGCAGGTGCTTGGGAACTGTCGCGGCACCCTGAGCCATAATCTGAGCAAATGTACTGATGGCGTTCAGGTATTGAGAATCGAACAGAGCCACGTTGGAGTTAATCACAGCGTTCTGGTCAGCAACGGTTACGTTAGTGTTTTGCATTGTCATTCTCTCCATTAAGCCAGGCGCAGCGCTTCAAGGCGGCGCAGGTCGAAGTCGTTCAGTTCGTCGGTGTAATCTTCGGTGATCGGCGCTGGCCACACGCCAGTGTCGAAAGCGTTAGCGATACGGTTCATGGTCTGGCGATACTCGAGCATGCCCAACTCAATCAGTTCTTCGCTCGCCTCAACGATGGCGATCCAGTGATAACCCTCGTCTTTGTTAATGAAAATCCAGAAGAACTGATCCAGCGCCGCGGTGTTCATGTACATGGCAGCGCTGAGGTGATAATCGCGGTCGATGATTTCACGGTGCAGTCGAGAGCGCAGACCGGACTGCTTCACGTTCCACATGCTGATGGTTTTCAGGTCGGCCCCGATGCGAACGGCGTCGATGTCGATTTCCAGATCCGGGCGCACGCGGATTTC